AAAATGTAAGCCAAACGAGCGGCTTTAAATTCCAGCAAACGCTAAACAGTTTAAGAAACGCAGGTATAGAGCTAGGGGCTGCTTTACTGCCTATGGTTACTAAAATAGCGCAGTTTATTACTAAGGCTATAAATAGCTTTAGAGATCTTAGCACCGAAACAAAAACAGCTATACTAACCCTTACAGCTATCGTAGCGGCTAGCGGGCCAATAATTACCGGGATAGGAATGATTAGCGCAGTTATTGGCGCTTTACTGTCTCCGGTAGGATTAGTAGTAGGGGGTATAGTTTTACTTATTGGCTTAACTATTAAATTTTGGGATGAAATAAGACCAGTACTAGTAAAGACTATTAACTACTTTATAGACCTCTATAATGAGAGTGCAGTATTTAGATATATGCTTCAATCTATTATACTGCCTATTAAAAACCTTTGGGTAATAGGTAAGGCTGTTTTTGATAATTTTATAACTGCGCTTACCACTTTAGGTAAATTTTGGGTTGGTGTATTTACTTTCGATAAAGCTAAAATAAAAGAAGCTTTAAGTGACGCTGCAAATCTTGTATATAATAGTGTAGATGATATAGCCGAGGGTATTCAAGACAATATACAAGGGGCGATAGAAGAAGTATTTACCCCTAAAGAAAAAGTAGAATTTGTTACTGAGGAGGGACTGCAAAAAGGAATAGACAGTTTTACTAAACCCGTTAAAGATGCTTGGGCAAAACTTACGGGTATGTTCACTTTTAGCGGTGGCGCAGGTACTAGTACTGGCGGCGGTGGCGGTGAAGGCTTACCTAATTTAGATCCTTCAGCTTTGGAGGACTATATGTATAGCGATGAGGACGCAGAAAAGACTACTAGCAACTTATCTAAAGTAGGGCTAGCTTGGAAGCAGTATAGCGTACAAGTAGCACAAAATGCAGAAGCTGCCGCTCAAGCTATTACGGGAATGGCAGACACCGTTATACAAGAGGGTATAATGCGACTAGGCGAAAGCTTGGTTACCGGTAAATCTGCTTTTGAAGGTTTCGGCGTTTTTTTACTTGCAACCTTTGCAAATACCGCAGAGCAGCTAGGTAAATTAGCTATAAGCGTAGGTTTTGCTGTTGACGGTATACGAAAGGCTTTAATGAGTATGAACCCAGCCGTAGCAGTAGCCGCAGGGATAGCTCTTCTAGCTTTAGCGGGAGCCGCTAGGGGTAAGATGAAACAAATAGCAGCTAATAAAGACCAAGTAAAACTAGCGAAAGGGGGGTTAGCCTATGGCGAGACTTTAGCTGTAGTCGGCGACAATCCAAACGCTAGAATGGATCCGGAGGTAATAGCGCCACTAAGTAAGCTGCAAGGTATGTTAGGCAAATCCAACGGAGGAGCTGTAGAGGTGTACGGACGCATAAGCGGCCAGGACATCCTCCTAAGCTCCGAGAAAGCAGGACGAGTAAGAACTAGATATAGAGGCTTTTAGTAGATGGGTTTAAGATTACAAAGCGAATTCCACAGCTCAACCAATAAGCTCTATAAGATAGAGATATACCAGGAAGGCTATAGCGCGGGTATTACTTCTTTTACGGTAGCTAGCGACGGCTTTACCTTGGACTACTCCGGAGAAACCGACGACATAGTAAGCCCTATTATTGGTTCTAGGTGTACGATAAACGCCTACAATAGAAACGCAGCGCTAGACGGTTTTATAACCAAGCTAACCAATAGACAAGAGCACCTCTTTTACCTTAAAATAAGTTTAGACAGCGGAGCCGGTTATAAAACTTATTGGACCGGTGTACTTACTCAAGACTTGATAAGCGAGCAAGACGAAAGCAGCCCTACTATTTTTCAAATAGTAGCTACCGACGGAATAGGCCTACTAGCTAACAAAGAATATCAAGAGCTAACAAACCAAACAGTAGAGGACTTTTTAGAAGATGCTGTAGGAGCTATAGGCTTAGACGAGATTTACGTAGCTACCGACCCCTTTTACGCTACTGCTGTAAATGTTTGGGACATACAGCAAACCTATAGCGCTAGTACGGACGTTACTACTATTACTAGGTTCGATCCTAGGGTATACAGCTCTAAAGACGAAGACGGAACTATAACCTACTCTAATTACTTAGAAATACTAAAAGAGCTTTGTATAGCTTTTGGCGCTAGGTTCTACCAAAAGGATGGAGTTTATTTTTTCGAGCAATACCTAGAACGTACAAGCTCTAGCAGAACCATATTTTATTATAAGTTCGACGGAGCCTTTCTACTTTCTCAAAGCGTAAGCGACGACGTAACGCTAGACGGTACGACTACCGGAGGGGCTAGGCTGTCGGGTAATAGCTATACTTACTTGCCTGCTATGCAGAAAGTACAAGTAAGCTTTAACCAAGAGCGAGCAAATAACTTGCTAGCTAGTGGTATGACTTTTACGGCTAGCACGGGAAGACAAAACCTAGGCTTTTTATCGGACAGCGATAACGCTAGAGTAGAAGTAATAGGAGACTTACTTTACCAGCTCACGCATAACGGCGGAGCGGGTACGGTTACTATTGGTTTATCTTGGCGGCCCGTATGGCGTATAGAACTACGCATAGAGGACGTACTAAATCCCGGAACGTACCACTACCTTAATAGATCTTGGAGCCCAGGAACGGCCCCCGGCGCTAATATCTACGGCGCTACTTCGTGGATTTCTTCTACTTCAGCTACCAATGCTCAAGGGTACTACTACTATTTAGATGGCGGCAGCGCTAACAATGAACTAGACGGCGTTTACCTAGCTAAAGTAGTAGGTCTAGTTACTCCGCCTTTACCGGTAAGCGGTACGGCAGAGCTAGACGTAGAGTTTTACAACGTCTACGACTTTAACTATAACGTACAAACCGTACCGAGTTACTTTACCGAAACTAGAACGGCTACGAACTTTAGAGCGCTTTACTTGAATGATAACGGAGCGCAAAGCGATATAACTATATACAGCTCTACCAATAGTAGCGCTACGATAAAGAGTAACCTTATACTAGATCTTGGCGAGTTAAGGCTAGGAGACAGTACCGGAATACAAGGCAGTCTATACGTTTATACGGGCAGCGCTTGGGTAGCTTCTACGCAATGGCGTAGAGGTAACAGCGGCAGCTATCAAAGTTTACTAAAGCTTTTAACTACTGAAGTATTAAGCTTACACTACCAGCCCGTAGAAATTTATAACGGCACTATAGTAGGACCGTTTGAATTTGGCCGGCGCTATGTTTTTGATAGTACGGAATGGCTTATAATGGGCGGGACCTTTAACGCTAATATGGACGAATGGAGCGCTGAATGGTTCGCAATAGATAGCGACGACAGCGGAATAGCGGCAGATATACCGGTAGGTACTGGGGGCGGTTCCGACTTTCAAGCTAGAGTAAGCAGCCAGCAGGGTACGGACGAGATTATAATAGCTGACATAGTAAACACTACGCAAGCTAATGTAGAGGGGACCTTATCAACTAACGGAGGTGTAACGACGGCGGTAAACGCCGTATCGGCAACCCCGACAGGTAGTGAAGAAATAAGCGCCTCTAACTATATGAACTTTATTAGCTATAGCGGTGGTACTGGTACGTATACCTTAAACCTTCCGGCGGCTAGTGATGGGGTGCTATTAAGGTTTAAAACGGATGATACTATAGTAGCGAATAAGACGGTAACACTAAGCGCAGACGGCAGCGAAAGTATAGACGGAGAAAGCACTTACGAAATGGATAGGAGCTACGACGGTATAAGCTTACTAGGCTATTCGGGAAATTGGTATATAGTACAAAAGAAAGAAAAATAAGGACTAAGTTTATACAATAAATAGAATATGAAAAAAGCTCAATACTTCTACCTGCTACGCAGAGGCTTTTTTAGCGGAGGGGGCGCAGCCGGTTTATTAGACACCTATACCGGTGCAGCCGCAGCCTACTCTTTACGCAAGCTCTCAAGCGACTATAGCGGTAATGCCATAACAGTTACTACTGATGGGGTGGACAGCCAGGATATAGGCTTTAGCGGTAATGATTTAGATACCGCAGCTTTAGAGAGCTTTGCCGGTAGCGGTGATGCTTACGTAAGCACCTGGTATGATCAAAGCGGCAATAGCAGAAACTTCACGCAAAGCACTTTGGCGAATATGCCTAAGATAGTCTCAACCGGTACAACGATAACACAAAATAGTAAGCCTATTGTAGAGTTTGATGGCTCAACAAGGTATATGGATTTATCTTCCCAGCAGACATTTAGCGATGAGTTCTTTATGACTTTTGCAATGCGACCAACCTCAAACGCTAATGCTTATGGGGTTTTATTGAATAATCAAGGGAGCGCAAACGATAGAATAAGAGTTTACCAAAATAGGGATACTCATATTAGAATTGATGGCACTACTTACACGCAGTCTTTAGGGTGGGATATTGGTACTTACACCAACTACACTATTGAGCGAGGAAGTACGGATGATATAAAGCAGTACTTTTACGGAAATGTTCATAGCACCGATAATGATGCTACGGCTTGGCCAGTATTATTTAGAGTAGGGGGCAACCAAGGTGCGGCAAGTACGCAATCCTTACACGGCCAAGTGTCCGAAATGATATTTTGGAATACGGATGAGAGCGCAAATCGGGTAGACATTGAAACCAACATAAGAGATTTTTATTCTATTGGTTCATCTGCACCTTCACAACCTCAAGGAGATATAAATAGCTTTGTGAGTAGAGTGGAGACTGATGGCGGTAGTGTACTGGGCGGCTCTTGCTTACTAACGGATGTAACCTTTTTAACGACTAACCCTTAACGATATGAGTTTTTTTGATGATGCAAGTTTAGTATTCTTGCCAAGCGGACAAGCTGGAAAAGATGGAAAGGCTTATAGTATGAAGCCTACTGATGGTAGTGGAGACTTCACCTTTTCAAGAGGTTCAAACCTAACATCTACAAGAATTGATAGTAACGGACTGATAGAGAAAGGAAGGGAGAACTTGCTATTACAAAGCAATCAGTTTGATACTACTTGGAATAACATAAATATAACCCAAACAAGCGGAGAAACGGGGTACGATGGTTCTTCCGATGCTTGGCAATCTTCATTTACTGCTGGTTCAACGAGGACTTTTGGGCAATCTTTTTCTCAAACGGGCGTTATTACTATTTCAATATATGTAAAAGCGGGCACACACGATTTTATTCAATTTGTAACAAGTACAAATATTGGGGCTTATGTAAACTTTGATATAAGTTCATCAAGCGCAGCGAAAGGAACGGAAGGAAGTGGAGTCATAGACTCAAGCATCATAAGTGTTGGAAGCGATTGGTATCGTTGTTCTATGTCATTTAACAACACATCAAGCGGTACTATTTATGTGTGGATGATAAATTCAGCTACTTCATCAAGGGCAAGCAATGTTTCAACCGCTGGAAACATCTACATCCAAGATGCCCAATTGGAAATCGGTCTAACAAGTACTGAATACATTGAATCGGGAGCGAGTACTGGCTTGGCAGGTATTTTAGAGGACTCCCCAAGATTTGACTATAGCGGTGGGGCAAGTTGTAGCAGTCTCCTTTTAGAGGGGAGTAGGACTAACCTTGTAACGCAGTCGGAGTATTTGAATGGTATTAGTTGGAACGCTTTTATTAATTCATCCATTGATACAAATGCCACAACAAGCCCCGAAGGTTTGACAAATGCATCTTTATTAAAAGAGAATCTACTAAACGACACCCACGCAGTTATAGATGATTTTTCGCTTACAAGTGGTTCAACTTATACCATTAGTATTTTTGCTAAATCAAACGGGGTAAATAGAAATTTGCGCCTTAATGACGGAGGCGTTGGATGGGGTAGTGGTTTCACTGGCAAGTTTGATTTAACTGCTGGAACGGCAACGGGTGGAGATATTGAATCAATGGGCAACGGATGGTATCGTTGTTCAGTAACGGGAACAACCAACGCAACAACAAGCCGCTTAATTATTTATTCAACATTAGGTACGGCAACATCATATCAAGGTGATGGCTCAAGCGGAGTGTTTTTATATGGACTTCAAATAGAAGAAGGCAGCTTAACTTCCTACATACCTAACCATAGTGGCGGTAGCGTTACGAGGGAGGCGGATGTAAACACCTTACTTAATCAAAGTGGGGTAATAGGTCAAACTACTGGAACTATTTTGTTTGATGCTTATTTTGATGAGGCAGACAAAGTTAATTTTTCTATTAGTGATTCAAGCGCAAACAATTTTATATCTATTGAAACAACAAGCTCAAATGAGGTAACTGCAAAGGTAGAGCAAGGAGGCAGTACACAAGCTACAATAACAACGACTACCTCGTTCTTTGCGGAAGGCGATAGGCTAAAATGTGCTATTGCTTATGATGATAGAGATATGGCTTTTTACATTAACGGAACGCAAGTAAATACGGCAGTACCTAATTTAATACCAGCTTGTGATGATATAAGATTTGGTAACTATGATGGCAGTATAAAGGCTGACCAAAGAGTTAACCGAGTGCTTTTATTTACTACTCGTATAAGTAATGGAAACCTTGCAACCCTAACCTCTTAAACCGATGGATGTAACAAGAAAATACGAGTTTGTAGATGAGGCAAAAGCAGATGCCTCTATAGACCTTTTAAGAAACGAGGAAGGCAACCTCACGGAATCGGTGGTTAAGTTAGGCTACCTAACTATTGAACCTCCAGTAATAGATGAGGAAGGCAACACCATAAAAGAAGCGGTAGTATCTACAAAATACGCAGTAGATGTTTCGTGGTCTACCGAGCCTTTACAATCTTGGGAGGCTTATATAGTTTGGCCTACTCCTATGGGAATACATAACTACGGAAGCAGTAGCCAAAGAGATGAGTACGCCAAGACTTACTGCCAGCTCTACCCGGAGAGTAACTACTGCAACCCTCCAGAACCGGAAGATCAAGAACAACCCTAACCAATACTGAAAAATGAATACTACCGACCTTAAAGTTTATTTTATGAATGCCGCTACTATGGCAATTAGTTTTAGTACCTTAGAAGATACGCTAAAAATAGTGCTGCTTTTAGTATCTATTGCGTATACCGCTCAAAGGTGGTATTTAATGAATAAAGAAAAGGAGTAAATGAAGGACAGCTTTAACGATTGGCTAGAGGATTTAGAGAACCAGGAACAGCCGGAGCAATGCAGTATAGATAATCCCGACTGCGAAGCCTGCGGCAGCTAACAAAAAAAACTATGTTTGAACGAGTATTTACCAACTGGAGAACTAGCGTACTAGGTGTATTACTTATGTGCGCTAGCTTTGCTTTTGTGTTTTGGGAAAAGGCTACACTAACGGAAGCGGGAGCTTTTCTAGGTGTAGCTTTTACCCTTTTCTTTGTGAAGGATCCTAAAAGAAAAAGCTAATGCAAGTAGAGGCCGGAATACTTCACTTAGAGCACGGCGGCCTAGAAATAGAGGTTAGCGTAGTTTGGGACCTCGTACAAGGGGGACCAATCTACGCGCTAAAAGGCGAGACGGTTTTTATGAGCTTAACAGCGGAAGAACTAAAAGCGCTGTATGTACTCTACCGGGACTTAGAACTAAAAGGTAAGATAGAAGATGTATAAACTAATTACAGCCCGTTTAAGGGCTTTTCTTTTTATTGGTGGTATGTTATCGTTAACGAGCTGCGAAGCTTTAAGAAACGCACTAACACCAGCTAAAACGGAGGTAACTATAACCGACACTATCTACGTACCTAAGCAGGTAGTAGATACTGTAACCGTTACTTTACCGGTAGATACGATAGTTATTGAAACTGAGCGCGTAAGCGCTAGGGTTATTAGATCTTACGACACTATAAGCGTAGAGGCAGAATGCAAAGCAGATACGATAACGATTACTAAAACTATAGAGCTACCGACAAAGGTAAAGACGGTTACTAAAGTGCCTTGGTGGTGGTGGGTTTTTGTTTACGTTGGAGGCCTAGTTATTTTAGTGGCTTTTGTTAGAATAGCTACCTCATAAAAAAAGCCCCGTTAGGGGCTTCTCTTTTACTCGGCTTTAGCTTTTAGTCTAGCTACAGCTTCCTCTCTTGGTATTCCGTGAGGACCTATCCTAAAGTTAGCTATGAAGTTATACTTTACTCCTAGTCTTTTGCTTTTGTCTTTTGTCTTTACAAACAAGCCTAAGTACTCTCTAGTGCATCCTACGACCTGCATAGAGGCCAGGAAGTAGTTAAAGGTGC